GAAAAAATACAATCAAAAGTCGACCCCAAAAAATAAAATTTGACGTCCGGCACGACTATAATCCCGGCAGAACTGCGTAAAATGTCCTCAAAGACTTCCTCCGTATCTGGTATAATGCCTGCCGCTCCCGCCTCCTCCAAGCCTGCCGCCCCCGCTAAGGTTGCGAAGAAGGAGAAGTCCGCCGCTGCTGTGGCGGCGCCTACCCCGGCGGCTGCCCCTGCGCCCGCCGCCGCCGAGCCCAAGTCGAAGAAGTCCGCGAAGGCTGCCGCCCCGGCGGCGGCGCCCGTGGTGGTGTCCGCGACCCCTGTGGAGCAGGTGGCGGCGGCTGCCCCTGTGGCCCCCGCGACCACCCTGGAGGCGGACCTGAAGTCTCTGGCGTCTCGCCTGAACTCGGCGCGCGAGCTGCTGGCGTCGCTGGTGTCCGATGTGAAGAAGCTGGACAAGCGCGTGCACAAGGAGATCAAGGAGGCCCGCAAGCGCCGCCGCCGGTCCAAGCCCGAGGAGGGTGCGGAGGGCGCGGAGGCGAAGCCCCGTGTGCCTTCCATCTTCGAGCGCCCCCTGCAGGTGACCGAGGCGCTGTGCTCGTTCCTGGGTAAGCCCAAGGGTACCCTGATGAGCCGCTCTGAGGTGACGAAGGGTGTGAACTCCTACGTGAAGGAGAAGAACCTGAAGAACAAGCACGACATCACCCCCGATGCCGCGCTGAAGGGCCTGCTGGCGATCCCTGAGGGCGAGACGCTGACCTACTTCAACCTGCAGCGCTACCTGAACCCCCACTACCTGAAGACGCCCGTGGCGACGGCCTAAGCGTACCTATCTGTGGAACAAAAACAAAAACAAATACAAATACAAATACAAATACAAATACAAAATTACTGGGTTCGTTGCTCCTGTAAAAAGCAACTGGTGGAGAAGCAACGGGGGGTTTGGCGGGACATCCCCGTAAAAGCGGGGATGTCCGAGATCTTTCCAAGAAAGATCGAGGGTACATCCCCGTAAAAGCGGGGATGTCCGAGATCTTTCCAAGAAAGATCGAGGGTACATCCCCGTAAAAGCGGGGATGTCCGAGTGGTTAAGGAGTTGGTCTTAAGATCCAATGGAGCAATCCGCGTGGGTTCAATTCCCACTCCCCGCATTTTCATTACTCCAGATAGCTCAGTTGGTAGAGCGGGGGATTGTAGTACACACCTACTATTCGTCAATCCTCCCCAAGTCGCTGGTTCGAATCCGGCTCTGGAGAAGTTGCCGTAAAACGCAACATTTGGTCCTCTAGCTCAGTTGGTTAGAGCATTCGGCTGTTAACCGGAAGGTCGCAGGTTCAACCCCTGCGAGGACCGATTTTTTTAAGAATTTATAATTCCTAAAAAAATCGCCTGAATTATTTAGCACTTCGCAGAATTAATAATATACGTATGCGGACTACACACATGTATTCTCGTAGACTTTTGTAATTCTAAAATCATCTCTTTCCGTGTCTCCAATTCCATTGCCGCATTCTTTTTTGCAAAATCCGTAATATCGGACCTTTCTACATTTCCACTGTCACGCAAGCCCTTTAAAAAATTCCGCCGCTCATAAGGACCTGGTTTCGGATTTGTGGACGCATACGGGCACATACAGGTCATACCACTAGATCCAGATCCAGATCCAGAACCCTGGCTAAACACCGCATAACAGTCCGGATCACATGAGTTCAGTACACTCGGTTTGACACAATTACAGTCCCCCAGTTCCGTCGTTTCGCAATTCATCGGACACTCTCCACTCAACGGCAGACTCTCCTTCGTGTACGGAGAAACATCCATATCACCAGACGTAATATCTTTTGTCCGTATCGGAAATCCGTCCTGTGCCATTGGCTGACACTGTTTCAAATCAGGACACCATCCACACCCCGCAGCGTCCGCACAGGTCCCACAGGACTTAAAGGACGCACATGGATTCGACGCATACGAAAACCCGTCCACCGATTGTACGAAAATCACGAGAAAAACAATCAATGCGATACCTAATAATATAATATGTGTTCGCCGCATTCCCTATTCAACAGGTCAGGATTTTATCGTGATGTAGGCATGTAGGCTAAGTTAGGTACACCCTAGGGGTGTACCTAACTTTAGCACATGCCGTTAGTCCAAAGCCCGGCTAGTAAAACGAGGTGATAAAGCTTGCCCCTCCACAGGAGGCCCTCCACCCCCCTCCATACCCAAATCAAACCCGAGTTCCACGTAGATCTTCGCGCGCCCATTCAAATACCTCCAGGCATAATCCCGCCCGTTCCGAACCGAATGCGCGTTCGCCGCCCGCTTATTCGTCTTCTGTATCCAGTCCCGCTGTATTAGCCAAAGCTTATTCGCCCGCCCCATATCCCCCTTCGACCGGAATGCGATCAGCAGTAATTCCGCCCATGTCTCCGTAGTCGCCTCTATGATCGGTACACTCGTTGTGCCCGGATCCGGATCAAGACAGGCCGCGTGAAACAATTCATGAATGAGAACGCGTGTAGCCTCCTCCAGGCGGTAAATGAAGATCCCCTCCGAACTACAGCGGGTCGTATATCCCCCGTTCACGTGCTCAGGCCCAATCGGTACCCCTTTTGCAGGGAATTCCCGCTTCGCCGGCGAACCGAACCAATATACCGTCCATTTCGTGCCCCCGTCGGGGGGCTTCCCAAACCATTTGAAAATAAGCCCCCAGTCCACTAGAGGGATCTGTGTCCCGGGACTTAATAGGGCGACCACACGCCCATACTCGCACTCCTTACCGATACATTTGTATTTCCCCTTATTATATTCGGTCCACACCTTATTCTTCAAATTCATCCTGTCAAACGTATTGTTGCCGAGCGAATTTTCCTGCAATTTATTCATATCGGCACTTGTGGGCTTGTAGTCAACCCATACGGCCTTTTTTTCAGAGTACAAACTCGCCACCTCTTCTACGAGTACATCGAGAAGAACTGGCATTCTTATAAGTATCTAAGGAATTATTTATCTAGATATTCAATGGATAGTTTAAATATATGTTGGAGAGGAATGCCCGGTACAGGAAAGCGCACACTCCTTCAGACCGAACTAAAGAAGATCGCGGAAACTCGCAGAGTCCCGTACACGATACAACATAAGAATATCAACGGGGCGACAGCATCGGATGACTCGGAGGAGAGTGAAGACTCCGGTCAAATACAATACGAGTATTCCCTCATACATATTGGTTTCGACATTGCCAGAATGTCGATGCAAGACAAACAGTATTTGCGACCGATTTTTGCGAATCTTGGCAAAGGCAGCCACGTTCTCGCAGGAGATCAGGGGCGGGGGGCGCGGATTCTCGTGCTCTACCACGCGCACTTGCTGAGTTCAGAGTCCGTCATTCTGCTTCAATCATGTCTAGAACAGAATGAGGATGATATTTCTATATGGATGACGTCCGAAATGCCTGCAGCATATAGGGTCCGCGACTGGTTCGTGGAAGTCCCTGTGAGAGGCTTCGACAGGACGCACGCAGTCTATCTGGCAAAGTCGGGTGGAGCGACTGCGACATGGACGAATGTCTTTCAGACCCTTTTCCAGAAGTGGATAGAAAGCCCTCCCGCGACGATCAGTGACGTAAAGGATATTAAGACGTTCATCTATGAACTCTTAATGCGGAATTATAGGTGGATTGAGGCCACCCACTGTATTATGGACGTTATCATAACACACCCGGGACTTAGCGACGAACAGCGCCAAACCTGTCTGAATATTCTTGCGAAGTGTGAGGCGACTGCGCCAGGATACACGATTCCCAGTTACAGAATACCGATCATATGGGAAAGTCTATTTATCCATCTTCGTAATGCCCTGCATCACGTTAACGGCATGTGCCAAAGTTAGGTAACGGCATGTGCCAAAGTTAGGTACACCCTCGGGGTGTACCTAACTTAGCCTACATGCCTACAGTAGTGATGTAGGCACAATATAAGTACCCCCTAAAGGGGGTACTTAACTTCAGCACATCACGGTACACCCCGAGGGTGTACCTAACTTAGCCTACATGCCTACATGCCGTTAACCCTATCTAAGGGCTGACACATATATACACTATATGGAGTGGCTTATTCCTACTCAGACGTTACATGCATCAAATATCCAATTAGGAATGATCACTGCTGGACCGAAACCCATGATCCCTATTGGTTATAAGGACAGCGACGTACGTTTTTCCTCTCTATCTATATTACTACCGTCGTTAACGGTGAAGAGCTTCGACAAAACGACCGGACAGCTCGTATTATCTCTCGCAGATTCCAGTCACGTAAATACGAAGATCACGAATATCCAGGATATGCTCGTGGCGGCGGTGGTCTCCAACTATCACAAGTGGTTCGCGTATGAGCGGTCGTCTATCGATGCAAGGGGGGGATTTCAGCCGATGATTCGGGGTAATGAGATACATTTGTATTGCCCGATACACACGGATATTACTCAGACGGTCCCGTTCTTCTATGAAGGAAAATGGAGCGAGCAGGGCTTATTAAAGAATAAGATTGAGCCGGGTACACGGATCCGTGTGGCGATACGAATGCAAGGAATATCCTTTCACGTCCACAGAAACTCTGACGTGTGGACTGGGAAGTACCGGATACAACACAAGATTCTAGGGATACTTATGAATCGATAATAAATAGCAGTCGTTCAGAGGAAATAAACACGATTTAGTAAGTCGTGTTTCATTCCTGTTATCAGACCACGTCCGTTAGACGCGCTGTAGAGTGAATATAGACATCGTGAGAAGGGATACAAACATACTCGCGCTCATGAAAGCAAACGTCAAGCGCTCCTGTGTGAGCTTACTCGTACGAATCATGTACGTACAGATTACTAAGAGGAATATGGAAATGCCAACGGTCCAACCCAAGGTTTTATTCATACTATCGCGTATTAGGGAACGGTTATCAGGCGTGCCCGCGACTTTCGAGTTGATATCAATGAATGGTATAGCAATGAAGGTGACCAGTATGAGGAATGCTATTATCATTACGAAATTCACAGTCGGCCCCTTTGTTTGTATGGCATCCCCTTTCCAGAACAATACAAAGGCAGAAGATATCAATACTGCAATTACGAAGCCGAGTGTAATTGCGTTCGGAATTATAGAAATGTCCGCCATTCTATCTAGAGTATAGAATAAATACCCAGAAAGACAACAATAACTCCGTAGGAAACCAAGAATGTATTTGTCCGAGTAGTATCTATCGCCTTCGCATTATCAAACTCGCCCTGCTTGTTTATTATGATGACCTCTAGCATTAATACACTGAATAAGAGGACGAAAAATGAGGCAAAAAAGAATAATTTAGAGTCGCGTGTTATGTAAAAATTGCGTATAACCGCCGCCATAAGGGCTAGAGCTAGAATTACCAGGGGCCACATAATTCCGATAGCGACCTTTGCCCCAGTGGAAATATCGGCAGGATCGTCCGAGTTTATATAGACGCCCTCTATAATACCTATGGCTACTGCATAAGATGATATCACAACTAATAAAGCGACAAACGACAATAATCTGTCTGCATTCGTCGTGACGGTCGACCCATGTTTGTTAAATGAATACAGGCCTACTATCACAAAAAGTAAAACGATGGATCCAATTGACGCCCATGATACTATATTTAGATCTGCTTTGTTTGTACTCATGTTTATTTTTAGGTTAGAAATAAAATACCGAACAGACGAGTAGGGAATGGTTCACGGACATAAAAAGGATTTTCCTATGCCTGGACCTCAACAATGTAATCCGAGCGTCGGTGAAAATAGACCCGAATGGGGCTGTATTCCGGTTGAGACTCTGAAGAAGGTGGCGGCGAATATGGGTATTGCGAGCGATATGAGTCCCGTTCAACTGCGCTCCGAGATTGAGAAGAAGGTGGGGGTCGACGGTGTGCACGAACATAGCTTTCTCATGAAACTCCCATTGTCAAAGGCAGAGAAGGAGGCCATTGCGAAAGAACATCTGCGCCCCATGTATCCTGTCGCGTGGCGTAAGGACTCCGATAAGTGGCTAGACAGTTACGATATTGAGCGCGTGATGAACCAGTATGAAAAGGCCTTCCCGAACTTCGACTTTATGGGCCCTTTCCCGATCGACTTTGCCGCTCCGACTCCAAATACGCCGGCGGGAGCTACGCCGAAGTGTTTGATGAACGAAATATGCGAGTACCGTGTTCAGTCAGCTATAGAGAATAAAAAGGATATGCTCGGAGTTATATACAATCTGGATCCGCATTACAAATCGGGGAGTCACTGGGTCGCCACGTTCGTCGATCTCAAACGGAACCGCTGTATGTACTTCGACTCGTACGGATACAAGCCTCCCAAACAGGTCTTGACCTTCATGGCCTGGGTATCGAAACAGGATCCGAAACGGAAAATGCCGCTGATGTACAGCTCTCGGAGAATTCAATACAAGAACACGGAGTGCGGGGTCTTCTGTCTGTATTTTATTATACGGATGCTGATGGGCGATGAATTCGTCGATTTCACGAGAGAAACGCCGGGTGATGAAGGTATGCTGAAAGTAATACGTAAGTGGATCTACGCGGACTGAACCGGCGGAAACTTATCATATAACTATATAGAGTCGTAATGGCAGATATTACCGTAAATGCACGACGGTCGTTTCTTTCCGATAAGAATGAAGCGATGCTGAATAAACTCTTGGAGGGTGATTTTCAGCGTAGAATGGGGAGCAATCTCTCGGATACGGAGCGGGATCGTCTGAAGAGGACAGTGGACTATTATATGGAGCAGGTATTTAAGAATCCGTCCAATGCGGATAAGCCCATACAGGAAATGAATCGCGAAGTTCTGAAGGTCGTCGTCCCCGACTTTCAGAGCTATATTCGCAGGAAACAGACTTCCGACACGGATCCTGTACGTTCCGATGTGAGTTCACAATTTGAACGTATTCAGACGGAGCGGCAGGATACGAGAGGCGCGCCCCCTTCTCCGCCGAACTTCCAGCTGTCTTTGGAGGACAAGGACGCACCGTCCTCCATACATCGCTACGAGCAGCTGAAGCAGCAGCGGGAGATGGAGGCGCGACGTCTAGAAGACGCGCAGAATACGTTGGCACCGCTGGACGAGGACATGGTGCGTCGTAATCAGTCCGACGATGATTTCCGTGCTGGATTGCGGGATGCGTCCGAGCGCGATGCGAATGCGCTCGTTGCGCGCAGGAGCGCCCAAAAGGCGATTCTGGGGGCTCAGAATCCGCTTGAAGAGCCTCCGGATCGGCGTATGCTGTATCTGCCGGATCAGAGGACGTATCCGAATGCGAATCCGACGATCGCCGTGCCGAATGCAATACAGATGCGCCCAGCTTTGCCGCAGGACGTGATTAAGCCGCAGGCCGACGTTATCACGTACAGGGAGAACGAGTACAACTTGGCGATCTACAGTGGGGATCGTGATTGGGTGAATAATACGCTGGAGAACCGCTATAACTTTACGGTGAACTTCGACCCGGCCAATAATCGCCAGGGCTTCGGTCTGTCCCCGTCGACGTACATCAAATTCAAGAATATCTCCCGCATTGAACTCGTGAAAGTGATTATGCCGACGGAGGGACTTGAGGCGATCTCTTTGAAGACGAGTGCAACTGCGTACGACACGGGGAACAGTATAAATGTCCTCTCGTTTCCCTATTTGCAGGTGCGCATAGATGAGCTGAATACGAATAACTATGGCACGAACGAGGGATTAAATAACTCGTTTGGGGTCATTAACTACGACGCCTATTGGACGTCCGATAACAGTCTCAAGAATACGGGGTATACATGTATGATTCCGAAATTCTTGAAGTGTCAGAAGATCTATCACCCGACACCTCTGAGTACTCTGCAGAGACTTTCTATACAGATTCAGCGGCCGGATGGGACACTTGTCACGACGGACAAGGACGCAATCGATATTAGTGGTGTCGTCTTGTCGTCCATGTTGACGGGGACGGCGTTTGGTTGGGGTGGTGCAAACTCGGGGGGCAGTGTTGTAGGCTCCTTTTACAATGATGCGACCAGCACGACGAGTGGCGAATACATCTGGATTCAGACGACGACGTGGTTCAGTCAATTCAGCGTGACACAGGGAGATCGGATTGTGCTGAGTAATCTCGCATATCCGTCATCAGTCACGGCGAGTACTACGGAGTTTTTCACGTATCTACAGAGGTCGTCAGGGCACGTTGTGGTCGATGTGGGACAGAGTCTGGCGTGCGTCTTTGTGGGAGGTACTGGTGGTTCCGCATCTACGACACTCACGGTTGCCTCTATAACCTCGGGTACGATCACCGTTGGTATGAAATTCAAGTATTTAGGTACGGAGAACACGATCACGGCTCAAGTAGGGGGTACAACGGGCGGAGCGGGTACGTACACTATTACAAGTATGAGTATTCCTACAGGGACTACTCTACGTTCCGTGAATTTCCAGGATGGGGCGAACGGCTCCAATAAGCTCGGCTACAGCAACTTCATCATTATACGCAACAACTTCGCGGACCCCACAACGGGCGCCACAACCCCTGTTGCTCTCAACTCGGCGCTTGGAACGGCGATTAGCGTGACGCCGGGCCTTTCCGCGGGCCGCCTCCTCAATAGAAGCCATCAAATACAGCTTGTGTTCCGCGTGATTACTCGGGACATGGATTCCTCTACGAAACTCCGCCCTGATAACTTATAAGTAAGAAACATGCCTAAAATAAGTACCCCATTTGGGGGTACTTATTTTACGTTAAAGCCATTTACCGGTACTCCAGAATCGGTGGATACATATAGTACGCCTTTGTCTTGTGTAGAAGGGTCTGGAAAATCAGCTCATAGTCTACGGGATCCCGAAAGGGGAGGAGAGTCTTTGTGAGTTTACGGGCGAACGAGAGGCGTAACAGGAGCGCCCCCGAATTTACGACGCTCATTGGCTCCTGTTCGTATATCTGTGGATTGGAGAAGTAGGATGCGTCTGCCTCAGGGGGTACTTTGGAAGGGGCGTGTGCGAGTGAGACGCACTCCCAGTCCGTCGTCTTAGACGATTCCAGGAATTCTTTCAGACGAGACAGAAAGTCGTGGCGAGCAATGATGGTAGCATCAAGGAGGAGGATCGGCGTGGAATCGGGCAGAGGTAGGGCTGATGCGTTTTGTACGGACGAGGCGAAATTCAGCATTTTTACAACTTCGCCCATGGGTAAGTGTGATGCATTTGATGTGAAAGGGGGTATAGGACCTCTTTGCAGGAAGGGGTCATATATGTTGAATATGGAGTCACATGGGATCTTATCTTTTTCAAGAAGCGGATTACAAATGATGGTATCTTTATTGAAACCAAGTGAGAGGAGTGTAGGGAGAAGAGTATAAAACTCTGTTTCAGAGCGTTTGATAGATCCTTGGATGTATACCTTCCCTATGGGGATTTCAGGCTTGGACTCTTCTGGTTTCGAGTCTTCCGACATCCTTATCATGATATAGTACACAAAGGTTTAGACCGATCATTTGAAGAATACGACGGGCTTCCCTGGCTTCTCCTTGCCGGCTACGGCGGGTTCCTGAACTCCTGCAGTTCCGAGGGCGGCTTTCATATCCGTATCGTTTTCTGCGTACATTTCGAAACCTGTTGCGGGAGCAGTGGGAGATGGGCGAATGTATTTCATTCTGTAGACGGTTCCTCTGAATTCTTTCAAGACGAATGCGGGTAGTCCGGGTGCGGCTACGGGTGCCTTTACGGGCGCAGGAGCCTTTGTTACAGGCGCAGGAGCCTTTGTTACAGGCGCAGGAGCCTTTGTTACAGGCGCAGGA